ATGCTTTAGAAATACTTTTAAAATAATCATAATTAATAATAACATTTTTTATACCAATTACAAGTTGCTCACTACTACTACATGCAATCCATATGCCATTTCCAAACCCAGTATTATTACCATATATTGTTTGCCAAGTAGTACTTCCAGTTGATTTTATCCAACAAGAAACTGTAAAACTTTCTGTTGGAGTAGATAAAGTTGATTCAGGAATAGATAAATAATCACTAAGACCATCAAACTCTAATGCTCTACCTGAATATATCTGTCCATGATTATTGTTGCCAAATGATTGCAATTCGTAAACTTCTATATCATCTATATTAAAATGCCAATTTGTGTCAGAAGATGAATTTCTTCCCCAAAGAACAGTATCAGAATAACTATTTGCTGTCCAGTCAAATTCGTAATTAACATATGATGTAGTTAATGTCATAACAGTATCACTAGCTTTTAAACCTCCTAAGTTTCCACCATCATCTTGAACTCTTATTTGATTAGTAGCACTTCCTTTAGCTTTAAATTTTACTCTATATCTTTTACCAGCCACAAAAGGATGTGAACCTGCAACCCAACCTGAAGCTTGTGGAGCAGAATAAGCAAAATCTCCATCTGAATTTATTGTTACTTTTAATGAATTATCGCTACTATCATGAGTAGCTCCAGCACTAGTATTCCAATTAGAAATATCTGTACCAAAAGCTGGATTTACTACATAGTTTTGAGTAGCTATTTGATAAGACGTAGAAGTATCTACTGCTCTTGGTTTAGTTGGTTTTAATATTTTTTGTATTTTAGCTGTCATTTATTATGGCCCTAGTGTTCCGTTATTCCCACCTTGAGAGTCATTAGCATTTTCACTTAAATCATACCAATGAATTAAGCCAAGGTTTTTTTCATCTGTCGTTAAATCATCAAAGCTTTTCCACATAAGGTTTTTAATTTGTGCTTGAGTAAATGAATTAGACCAAAGTCCTAAATTACATAAATATCCTTCAAAGCTTTTACCGCCTCCTGCTCCTCCAATCACATTAAATGTAGTATTTGTATTTATTATATCAGGATTGGTAACGGTGCAAGATGCGCCATCTTGATATGCAGTTACTGTTCCTGAAGTACATACAACCGCATAATGATGCCATTCAAAATCATTTGGGCTATGCAGTGTTATTACAGCCTCATAACCTTCTTCACTTTCTAGAGACATTGTTGAATTGGTATTAAATCTAAGAATTTTGTTTGAACTATTGCCAGTATTCCCAATAACAGCATCTTCAGAACTAACTTCAGTTCTTTTGGCCCAAAACATAAAACAACAATTTCCGTCTGTATCCATAATTCTATTGCTAGCTAAAGTAATAAGGTCTCCAGCTGTAAAATATGCAGCACCATCACTTAATAGCTGTACTGCTCCTGCAGGATACAGATGTTTCATAACCAGACCATCTGTAACGACACCTGGGGTGTGTACTATGGCCCTTTCAATTCCTGTTCCTAATCCTAGTTTAGGCATCTTATCCTAAGTAGTAAAAGCATTTACCAGCTGTCCCTAATGTTGCAGCAGTCCATCTTCCATAAAATGTAGTTCCTGCTAAAACAGTTACTCCATTTAAATCTTCACCATTATTATGAGTAGTATTTTCTCCACTTGAAGCTCCTACATGGTTATCAGAATCTTCAGGTGTAAGAGTACTAAATACACAATCTTCCATAACTTGTATAGCTACTATAACTAATCCTGAATTTGCCCTTGGAGTAAAGGCACCTGTATCATCTACAAATACTGTAGACGCTTGTCCCATTGTAGCGTTTTGTGCTTCTTGCACAGTAAAGGTATGTAACCCTTTTGCTTTTGACATGTTATTCTCCTTTCGAGTTGTACTTTAAGCTCTTGTCTTGAGCGTGAACGTACTATTTTATTTTTTCTTAGCTTTTCTTTTTCTTTTAGCTTTATTCTTTTTGCTGTTAGGAAATCCTTTTTTCATTTCCCTATAATTCTTTGCAGAAATTGTACTTTTCTTTTTTGAGCGACTTGTCCCTGCTTTTTTTCTCTTATTTATATTTCTATATAAAGACATATAAAACTCCCTAAAAGTGTCCTACCCAACCACAGGGAGGGAAGCTCTCGCGGTCAGGCAGGACTATTTTATTTACTAATCAGTGTCTACATCATCAATGTCAGCAGCTATTCCGCCAAATCCCATAGCGTACCAAGAGGTACCATCTGTAGTGATTTGAAATCTAGCTCCAACACTTGTTGCATTTTCACCAAACTGAACACCATCTTGGCCTGTAGTAACAGCTTCAGTATGACCTATTTCTACAACATAGAATAAGTCACCATCACCTGTAGTAGCATGACCGCCTTGAGGAACTCCATAGCCATTTATTTCAACTGCATCACCTATCGTAGTTAAAATAAACTCAGCATTCCATCCAGCTAAGCTAGTTGACAGTTTTGGAAGATTAATAACATAAGCACCAGTACCTTGAGCTACAAAAAACTGTTTACCAGAATCTGAAGCGACAAGTTCTTTTGCCTCTGTTATTGTTTCTGCAATAGGACTACTGAAAGGAATAGAAGGTGCTATTTTTGCATTAGCCATCATCTACCTCCTTACGCTGCTTCAACTACAATAACAAAAGTCGCTTGACCAGCACCTGGAGCATTATCGTTTTCAATCTCGATAGTCTCTCCTTCTTCGATTATGTTATTGCTTGTTGGAGTTACAACTCCTGAAGCACCAATAGCTGAACTATCAGCTATTTCATGGGTTCCAGCCATAGTGCCAGCAGATGACTTTAATGTTAATGTAGATTTAGCTGTTGTCAGAGCTACATTCATAACCCATCTAACTTCTAAAACTTTACATTTCCAAGGAGCTACAGCATATACAGTTCCTGCAGAACTTAAAGCAGGACTGTCTACTACCATTACTTGCTTGTTTTGAAAGTTATCAGCTTTATTACTTCCGTACATTGGATTACTCATCAGTTAACCTCCTAAGACCAGATAGCGTGGCATTCAGGCATTGTCCATTCCATACCAGCTTCTGTTAAGATTTGGTCTACTCGTCTGTCGACCCCAGAGTTCTCTAGTGTTTGCACACCAACGTAGACTGATGTATCCCTATTTAGACCATTTCCAACTAGAGGTCTATAGGAACAATAATTCATACCAATACCTAGCATTTTAACATTTGTACCATCTAGGTGTATATTTCTAGCAACATTCATGTCACCGTATACAGTAGAGATAGTAGAAATGTCAACACCAAATACTTTCTTCTTGCCTGTCATAGCCATATCTGAACGTAAGTTAGATGACTGCTCAAGATTATTCTTGAAGTATCCACTTAACTTATGTAGCCAGTTATATGTAGCTGTATCACAGAAGAAAAGAGTTGCACCTGATGTGTTATATCTAGGGTCTAGGTAACTTGACATATCATCAAGAAAATCATCTTGAGTTTTAGTATTAGTATCTAAACTGAAGACATTACCGTAGTTTTGAATAAAATCTACAGCACCTTGAGTGTACATAATGCCATTAGCATCTGTATATTGAGAACCAAATAATAATGATTGCTCAATGTCATACTTATGCTCAATAAGCTTTTCTTTCCAGATTCTAGCCCATTCATTTCCTTCATACTTTAGAACTGTTGCTCTAGCAGTATTTGTCATTGCACAAGATGTTTTCCAGATTTGAGTCTGTCCATATCCTGTACTGAAAGGCTGGTCTTTCCAAGTTTCTGGATAACCAGTACCTTCACCAAATGCTGAACCAACAACATAGCATCTTTTAGCTTCAAGTGATGAATGAATTACTTCACTGTGAACATCAGCTTCTGCAGTAGTTGCATCAGCAAAAGAACAGAAATCCATAGCGGCTCCTGTGCTTCCTTTTACCATTTCACACTTTAAAATAACAAATTCGCCAGAATCAGTCACTGAAGCTACTCTACCAACTACAAAGTCAGTTTGAACTCCTGGAACACCATCTGCACCTATGTTAAATTTAACTAGATTTCCTGGTAAGAAAAATGAAGGCTTAGTTCCAGTAGAACCAACATCAATTTTTCCATTTGATTGACTATATACGTTTTGAATATTACCAGCAGATAGGTAGTCTGTACCCATTTTAAAGTAATATGTTGCTCCAGTTGCAATAAGTCCACTAGCTACACTAGCGTCTGTTGTTGCTACTGCAGATGATACACCATGGGCTGTTACATAAGCATATCTCTTATGCCATGAGCCTCTTCTTTCTGTGTATTTGAATTTAGGGTCGTCACATGGTTTTTTTCCAACCTTACTTACGAAACGAAAGAACGGGTCTTGTGCAATATTTAGTTCGGAAACTCTAGAACCAAAATTGTACTTTCTCCGTAAATCGCCTGTACTAAGTTCAGAACCAACACGCTGTCCACTACTAACATTCGTAGACTTTGGGTCTGCACCAGGTGACAAATTCGATAATGTAAAATTATCAGCCATTTGTAATCTCCTTTGCGATTAGTGAGATTACTTAGCTAAACAAGTCGGACATACCTCCGTCGCTTTCTGCAAGCTGGTCAAATATGCTATCATCTACTGACTTAGCAGGAGCTGGAGCACTATTAGTTCCACCTTGAGATGTCGGAATATTTCTAGCCTCTTGCATTTGGCCAAGCATCTCGTTTTTGGTAGAATTAGCTACATTTTGTGCGACTGTATTTTTGTTTAAAAGGTAATACATATCATCATAAGTAAACTTTCTATCTCTTGCATTAAGCACCATTGATTTAAAATCTTCCTCAGACATGTTATGTTTTTCCATAAACTCTTTTGCCTCAGCAACATTTTGAGTCTGTTGTGCTTGCTTTTGATTGTCAGCTTTTTCTTTAGTTAAAATATTATTAACCCTTTTTTGCACTGTAGCATCTACCATTTGATTAAGTACTTTTGCAGATTCAGAATTAGTATCTGTCACTGCCTCATGTCCATCAAATACAAAATCCTCTGAAAGATTCAATTGATTTTGAACTGATGTAGGTGTTTGACCACCATTCTGTAGGTAGTTTCGAATAGTATCCACTAGGCCACTATCTCGTTTCATGAAGTCGACCAAAGGTCTGATAGGCTCTAACTCTTTGAGTTGGCCATTTAATCTTTGAGCTTCACGACTGGAATCTTTATACCTTTTTTCCCAGTCAGTACCATCTGTTGCTACAGGGTCAGCTTGTGGCTGAGTTGCCTGCTCTACTTCTGGTTCTTTTGTTGCTTCTTGAACTTCCCCTTGAGGTTGAACTTCGTCTGTTATAGCTCCATTCACCTCGTTGTCCAAAGCATTAAAGAACGAATCACCAGAGCCAAATACGCCTTCTTCAGCCTGAGCTTCAGTTGGCATTGGGTTACTAGTATTCTCTTCTATCATAATTTTCCCTTTATACTAATTGTTAATTTAACTTATTTATCTTCTCTAGGCAAGTTATTTAATAAATTATTTAGTTTGTCTTTACTATCAGCTAAATAATCTTTACTATCTTCCCTAATTTTTTGCTGTAAAACTTTAGTCTCATTTCGTTCAATAGATTGTGCAGCTTTTGTTTCAGCCGCTTTTCTATTAACTTCCATTTCACCTTGCATAACCTTGCCTTTAATTCCAGCTTGAACAAGTTGTCTTTCAAGAGTTTCAATAGTTCCCTCTTTATCTTGCATGCCTTTTTCAAGATTATCAATTTGACTTTTAAGTTGTGAGTATAATGACTTACGTGCTGCAATCTTATCTTTTTGTTTAATATCTGTTTCAGCTAAGACAGCAATGTCATCAACAACTCCCATTTGCAATAATTCTTTTAACTCTGCTAAATATGCCCATCTATTTACTGGCAATGTAGAACCTCCTATAATTCTAACATCAAATTGTGCAGAACCATAGTCTAAGTATTTACCAATAGCTTCACCCATATCATTATACATAGGAATGTTTATCTCTATCTCTTTTTCTTCTCGCAATGAGTTTGGCTGTACTATTCTAAATACTTTATGAGCTTTATATATAGATTGAGAATATTGTTTAACAACTTCTCCTACCTTCCTAAGTGCAGGTTCAACAGCATGCTTTAACCAATACTTAACTCTACGAGTACCATATTCATCTTGAGCTAACATACCTTTATAAGGCATATCTTTAGTTTGACTTGTATCTCCTTGCATAGAACTATAAATACCTGCTAGATATTCCATATCAGCTTTACCTTCTCCAGAAATACCAAAGAAAGCATTAGGCAATTGATAAGGCTGTACAGGTGTAGGTGCATTAAATCCACTTCGTAGTGGTAATAATGCTCCAGGAGCAGAGGCATACTTTTCCCAATGCTCAGTATCTATAGAGCCCTCTTCGTACATCCATCGCAAGGATGAACCTAGTGATGCATTATGCACCATAAGTTGATGTACCTTGTTTAACTCTTGTTGTTTGCCTATGAGTGGGGAAACTGCACTTATTGGATACGGAGTGCCAGTCCATTTGTAGTGAAAAGGAACCAAGGGATAATCCTTGATTTTTGAAGGTAAGTACTTTTCATAAATACAGACATCCCCAACTACACAGGTTTTCTTAATTCTTGAGTCATAAAATTGCACAGTATCAATTATCATTTCTGCAAACTTTGCATCTTTTAATAATATATCAAACTCTTTTTTAGTTATAACTCTATTCTCAGTAACCGAAGCTTGTTTTTGTAATTCACTAGTAAATTGAGCCTCAGCCATTTGCAATTCTTCTTCTTGCTGTTTTTTTAATTTTTCTAATTCAAGAGCCATTCTCTCAGGCAACATTTGTTTTTGTTGTACTGCCTGTTGCATTTTTAATTCTTGCTCTTTATAAGATACCATATGCTCTTTTTGCATTTCTAGCAATCTAACTTTTACTCTTTGTCTTATTTGTCTTATAGTCTCCATATCAGGAGGAATTCTATAAAACATATTAACATATAGTATTTGTTCTTTCTCGAACATCTCATAGTATTCTATTAAATCTGCTCTACTAGTATCTTCTTCATCTAGTATATCGTGACTAGACTCCTCTAATATATCTTTAGCACTAAAGTCTTTTTGAGTTTCATCAAATACTTTTTCAGTTTGATTGTATGTACTATTATCAAATGAGTTAGCATTTTTAATTTTTCTTTTAAACTCAGGATATATATTCATTAAATGTTTTTTAGGCAAAATCTTTCTAAGCAGTACATAAGCTGCATCTTCAAACAATAAGCTTCTAGACTTAGGGTCTACATATACATCAAATGGGTCTGGCTGATGTAAAGTTATTTCACCCATTCCTTGGTCGGCATTAGGGTCTATATCTACCATAAGGTATCCCATTGACTTAGTAACTGAATCGTTGATTGCATTCGATAATAGTGACTGGCCATTTGAGTGATACCAAATATAATCTGCTACGTCAGAGAATACTGCAGCAACATCACTGTCACTACCCTCTACTCCAACAGCTTGCCATCTAGGCTTATTTGCTGTTGCATAAAAATTTAACATTTCTACTACAGGTATTATTCTGTTAATAGTGAATGTAGGCATACCTTGGTCTTCAAGGGTAGCCTTATCTTCTGCAGATAATTGGTTGTCGTGTGCAAAATCGCACCCTTTTTGGTTTATAAACTCCCATTGATTTCTATTGCCAGTATTGACATTATCAAATATGTCACGTACTCTCAATGCTCGTTTGTCTTGTCTCTTAGCCATTAATCATCTTTCTCCTTGCAATCATCCCATGCAGATAAGTCCAACATAGGAAGAGGTTTCTCAATTTCATAGTCTTTAAGCTTATCATTCTGTATAGCTTTTTTACGCCCACCTTTAACATAAGGCTGCCCATTTGCACATCCAACATCATATACAAAAAAAATAGTTTTAAATATACCAACTCTAACTACCCTTGCTGGTTTTTCGTTTAGATGCACAACATCGTCTGTGTTTAGGTCGTTCCCTAAAAATATTTTGAGTGATTCTAGGATACCTTCCAGAGTCGACCGAAACATCATAACGGAAAATGCGGCTATGGCCATCCACCCCCACTGACCTAAAAAATAGCTGACTTGCTGTTGTAGTTGTTCTTCCATTACTTTCCATTTCGCTTCCCCTGTTACCTGTTAGAACAATGGTTTCTCAGTACCTAATATTTGATTAAATACTTTATTGTCCGTCTTTATACTGTCTAGAGTATTAGACTGCATTCCTTTAGTTGTTAAATATTTTGTATTAGCTTGCATTCTTTTCTTTGGACTATCTACTTTAGGCTTCCATAGTTCAAAGTATCTATTTTGCATTTCATTAATTTCTGTAGGAGCAGGCTTTTCATCTTTCATTAAAGCTATTCTAGTTATAACAGAGTTAATTAATGGGTCATGCATTATATCTTGACTGCTTTTATCAGAATATGACTGAGTCTTAGAGTCATATACAGCTAACTTTGTTATATCAAAATCATCTCCATACCCTTGCTCTTGTAAAAATTTATTTGCTTTTTGCACCCTATCCTTATGTGAATCTCCTAGATTAGGGTCTTGAACAGTATCGTAATATCTAATAGGGTCCATTTGAAATGGTCCATAAGACAATGCATCATCCATATTATAGTCACCAAAATCACTTTCAGCAGATGCTATATAAGTCATAAACTCAGTAGCATTACTACTAGCACCTAATTGATTTCTAGCAAAATTATCTGCCATTTCTATTGCTTGTTTTAAATCCATATTATGCGACCACCCAACTTTTTGGTTTTGGTTTATATCTGTAGTGTTTGCCTCCAGACTCTTTGATACCCATAGGAGGCTGAGCAAACTTACAAGCATAAGCAAGGGCATCAATTGTATCATCATGTCCCATCCTAGGGCCAAACGTAATAATTTCATGATGTAAGTCATACATTTCCTTTTTAATATGCATTTGCCCTACTGCAAACCTTTGGGCAAGTATCTCTTGTATTCTATCTCGTTTACTCATTCTAGTGCCAGGCTTTTCTTCTTTAAACTTTACTCCAAAATCATTTCTTCGTAGCATCTCAGACCTTAAACATTGAAATACTGGTCTTGACATTGTTGTATCCTCTATGACAAACATAGTAGGATGATATCGCTTTTCAAGCTCAAATATATAGTCTACTACTCCCTTTTTAGCATCCCCAGGTATACCCAGTACAGGTATTCCTCTTTTTCTAATATACTCTATTACATATACTTTATTAAATTCATCTACACCTACTACTACTAAAACAGTATAGTCGCTATCCCTTCTTATAACATCTGTTGCACAATCTACGCCAACAAATATATTTACAGGAGTAGGATGGTCTGCATCCTTTAAAAGATAGCCAATACCAGCATCTTCATCATACATAAATCCACCATCCCAATAATTAATATGGTCTCTGTTAAATACAGAGTCATCCTCACTTTGTACTTCCATCATATACTCTTGATAGAACTTGTGAGGCTGTCCTGAGTCAGCATAGAACTTTTTCTTTCTATCTAACTCTTTTAATCCAAACCAACTATCCCATAGAGCTTCTCCCTTCTCTGTGATAGCCTTATGTAATACTACATCCCAGCTGAATTTCTTTTTTTCTTTAACAGATTTTTCATAATTGACAATAAGGTTATTGATGAAACTATCAAAATGCACAGGAGTCCCATTAATACGGAGCCTACCAGTATGAGGTTCAAGTGCAGGAAAGACAACAGCGGTGATAAGATTGGAATTTTTTGCACGTGCCTCAGGTGTGATGGTGTTATTTTCGTCTTCAAAGTCATCCAAAACGATGAGGTCATACCGCTTATGTAGTTTAGCCCCTCCTCGTATACCTGAGATATTCGATTTAGAAATGAGCTTACATCCATTTGAAAACTCGATATCTGTTTCTGTCCATTTCTTTCCTTTCAAGTCACCAAAGTAATACTTTATTCTATCATTAGTCTCTATATGAGTCTTTATATAGTCCATATTACCAGTAGCTAATTTAGCAGTAGCTGACACCCAGCCATAAAACAAAGGCTCATCTACCTCTGATAAGCCCCATTCCTTTTCAACTCCGTTGAAACAAAATGCTTTTAATATATCACACTTAGTAAGAACAGTCTTTCCATGTCCTCTGGGCATGATAATAGCCAACTGCTTAATATCTTTGTTATCTACCTTGTCTGCAATTTGATAATGAAACCAAGGAGTTTCACTCCTCATATAATCTTGAGGAAGAAATAACTTTCCAAATGCTATCATATCATTAAATGCATTTTTTAGTAATTCTTCTTCCTTTGAAACATTATGAAAGTTAACATTAGCCATCTAGCTCTGGTCTCTTTGTATTATCTATTTCATTGTCGCTAAAGCCACTAAATAGCTGTTTAGCAGACATTCCTGTGATTTCCTGAACGGTAGTACCCTTGTCTTTTATCTCAAGTACTTCGCTTAATTCTGTAAGAGCTTTTAATCTATCTGAGTCTTTTTCAGCACAAGTAGCTATTTGTTTAATACCATCTAATACTAACTCATCATCAATACCTAGTTTAGCTAATATTGGCTCTAATCGCTTATGCATCTCTTTTTTTACCCTTTCTGTCTTGACAAGTAACATTGCTCTAGTCTCTGCATACTTCTCATTATCAGTCTTAAACGCATTGATATACGCATCTTTAAGACTCATCTTCTTTTCTAAGTTATGTATAAATAACTCTTCTCTACCAGTTAGTTTCTCTCGTTGCTCTAATACTTGTTTAGATGATAACCTACCTGATAATGAGTATATATTCTCTCTTCTATCAGTATCCATCTTCATTTTATTATCTTTTAGAAAAGTACCTGTACAAGTTCCTACATAGTCTACTTTCCTTAACTTCCCTTTAGCTCTAAACATTGTACCTTCTCTGATAATCTGTATAACACAGTCGTCATCAGCTAGTACCCAGTCTCCTAAAGTTCCATCTTTCCAATCTTTATATTTGATATCAACTGGCACTTCATTTTTATCATATACTTTATGAGATATATTATTAACTACATATTCTCTCATGCATCTCCCATAATACCTAACTGTATAAGAGATTCTCGTATATCCTTATCTGCATAGTCATCCTCGTTTAAAGGACTATCATCATCGTCTATAATATCTACAGTTTCATATAATGATTCACAATCGTCATCTTCAGTATCATATATTATAGTCAATTTGTATATCTTTTTCATTTATATAATAATTTATATAGAAGACTACCAAAATTGCAATAATTATTTCTTAGCTATAAACTACTGAAAATAGGCTACTTACAGAGATTTTAAAAATTTAGAAAATTGAAAAACAGACTTGGGAACCTAATCCTAGAAAAT